AATTGGCTTTTTTCTCTTTGAAATATAAGGATGGGATTCTTTATATTTTCTCTGATATGATAGTATTCTTTCTTTATATCGCTCATATTGGGCGTGGGAATTAGCCTTAAAGAGGATAGGGTCTTGCTCTTTCCTTTCCTTAATTCTATTCATATTCCTAATATTCACACATTTTTTACATTGATGCTTTCTTCCATGATTAAGATTACTACTTAGACTAAACTCAGTCTCATGCTTACATTCATTACAAATAGTGCAGACAATCGTATGAGAAGTGAACTCAGTCAGACCAGATTCAAGAAGACTTTGCTCCATATCCACTAATAAGCCCATCTCGTTACTCCATCGATTCAGACCAGCCGCATCAAGAGGTTTGTGTTTGAGCAAATACTTAATTTTGAGACGGATTTTATCTAGGTTCATGATGCCTATTCCTTGTAAGATTGGTTAAACTTTATAATTGCTGTAATGTAGTTATCTGGGTCAAACCCTTCTCGGGCCGCATAGACCCTCAGCAAAGAGTTTAGCACCCAATCAAGCTGACTATCGGGGAATTGAATCCATGCCATTTGAGATTGGGGATTTTGACCAACGACAGTAATTAACTTATCCCTCTCCATGATGCCCATGTCAGACTCTCCTGGGTCGAGGGAACGACACTCATGTGTGATACTTGAAAACATATATGCTCCTTGAGCGTTAGGGCTGATAGGTTCAGCGAGACCTTTTTTAGTCCTCATCATCTTTTGGAACATTCAGCAACCAAGGCGGAGTTTTCAAGGGATTATGAAGATCGGCCAAGTTTTCCGCCGTCATTTTTTCTGAAAGAGCGGCAACTTGAATTGGACTGAGTGAGCTAGATTCAGCAAGCTGTGTGGGAAGGAGAATATCCGTGTCATCATATCGAGTAACTCCTTCTTTCTCCCATTTAAGCTCTATTACTTGGGCTGCGGCCATCGCAGCCTTGTACCAGTCAGTCATCGCATTGGATTCAAACAACAATTCCCGTTTGATTTGAGGGCAGACCAAAAAGGTGAGTCGATTAAGCAAACTTCGTTGCTCGATGATACTGACGAGGGTGTCAAATCCTTTAGCGAAAAAGTTCCAACTGATCATCTTGATGCTCAATAGGTCTGGAGTCAACAATTTAGGAAATCCTTCGTACCATGCGATGTTGATAGCTTCCTGGGGACTAACTTCAGACCATTTGAAGTTGCGATTTTGTCTCATTCGGTCTAAGAGAAATCGTCGCAGATGAATATCATAGACACAGAGCCTACCCACCGGTAATTGCTGAGCCTTAATTAACCATCCCCCACCCATATCCAGAGATTTATTGAGTTTACTCGGTGATTTCAAGAGCGGAAGATTAACCAAATGTTTGAAGTTTCTTCGCAAAGTGCAATCACATTGACGTGCCGTGCCATTAGGGAGATGAATTAGGCCATTCCCTTGGGTGCATTCTGGGCAGACGGTAAAAGGTTTAGGCATTTCCATTAAGTTTAGGTCAATCAGATACATCAGTTTCCCCCTTCTAGGTTTTCTTCTTCTTCTTCGACCGAATCACCTTTTCCATGCTTGGCTCCGCTATGACCGTTCTTTCTAGCCAGTGCCTTCATTCGTTCAACCTGCTCTAAAACCTCATCTCTAAAACTATGCCAGTAGAAGCGAAGCCCAATCCACTCCTCTGGAGTGAAGCCGACTCGTTGGGCTTGGAAGACTAAATCACTTGGCCATTCCGGAGCATCAGGGCAGCGATACTCCACCCCATCAAGAGTCCTCATTTCTGAACGAAATAAATAAGTTGCGGCCCGAACCATCCGACCAACTGTTTCATCAGAGGCATCAGTATCGAGAACAGCTTTTATACTAATTGGAACCCTCACGATTGGTTCTCTTCGATTACGTTTTGGATTAAAATCTTTAACCATATTTGGCTCCTGATGTCGAAATTGCAAGACAGCGGCGGCCATAATTACTTATCTCTCCAAATCCGAAAGCCGGAAATCTGAGTCCGATAGAGAAAATGCTGGTCGTTCTTCCTCCCATATTTTGCCAAATGAGTCGCAAGTCTAGCAGCCTGTAGCTTTCGAGGGGTCAGCAAGTCAAAATCAAGCAGGTAGGAGTCTCCAATCTCCATCTGCTCAAGTGGAACTTCGTCATCGAAGGTGGGAAGGGGGATATTTTTTTCAATCGGGTTCATCTGTTTGTCTCCTATAGAAATGTTACTCGATATCTTAGGAAAAGATATTCAGAAATGTTCGCTAGTTACATTTTTTCTCGTATGTCCATTTGGTTAGTATGTAAAATGGCAACACTCGTTGCCACTCGGTTCCACTGGCAGCACTCGGCAACTAAATGAAGAAGGTAAGTAGATATTCTATTACGTTTAGTTGCCACTTGTTTCCTTCGTTGTCGTTCGTTACCGAGTGGCAACGAGTGTTGCCATCGTTGTCGTGTGCTGCCGTTGGCAGCGTGTGGCAACTAATCATAATAGAATACAATAAATTGTAGTCCATCCTGTCCTATCGACCGATTCAACATAGCCCCCCAGCCCCCAATCGATATTTTTTTCACGATAAGATGCCCCAGGATCAGAGTTGACCTCTGGGATATCCTAGGAGAGGCCGGTGCCGGTTCCGAGTCTCCTGTACAAAGCTAGGGCACCCTGCGGTGCCCTTCTGGTCTACTCTGGACTGGTCTGACTAGAGGTGGTCGAAGACGATCAAGACCACGCAACATACCAAGGCCACGCCGATTATCAAAACGTAATCGACCCAAGTGGCAGGAGTCGCAGAGTTCCAATCGAATGCCGTGATATAAGCTAGATTCATTTCCTGGCCTCCAGGAGACGTTCTCTCTGCCTCAAGAGGATCATCACACCCTCCGACTCCTCCGGAGCCTCCTGGACCCTCCGGGGGGCCTTGGCGACCCATTCCGCCAGCTCTTCTGAACTGTATTTCTGGATCCCACCCTCCGCCAGATCCGCATCGAAATCGTAATAATCATACTTGGGGTCAATCATGTTGAATCTTTCTATAAAGAAGGCCCCCATCAATGGCTGGGGGCCGGTGCCCTTACCGCTGGAAGCTGAGTCTGAAGTCCTGACAGGCTTCGCGCATTTCCATGATGCCTCGGATTTGCTCCCGCTGCCGAACGCTCAGCCGTTCCTTGGCGAACTGGAACCGCTTGCGATCCAGTTCCGCATCCTCAGTGGGTCTGAAGTTGAGCCGCATCCGCAGGACAGGCTTCCCGTCTTCCTCGTCCTGTGGGACTGTGGCCATATCCACCCAGAGCAGCAGGGTGTTAAACACTTTCCGGTCCAGTTGCTTCTGGAAGATCCGGTTCCCATCTGAGACCTCAGCCCAGAAGGAATCGACTCCGATCAGTTGCTTCGCCCAGATGGGGAACCATTTCGGGGTGGTGAATCGATTGGTCTTGAATCTCAGATTCAGCCACTTCTGGCAGCGGCACAGAGCCGTCAGCTTGGTGATGAGGTAGATTTCAGTTTCGTGGTTGTTCATGGTGTTGCCTCCATAACTAATAATGCCACGATTCATGATATTTCGCAACTTATATTTTTTCCCATGATTCAATTCTGTATCCGTGTATCTGTATTTCTATATGTTTCAAGGGTTTCTCAAAATAGGTCGGAAAGGGAGATGCTTTTACTGGTATCCGACGGGCACCAGCCCCTCCCTAAAATCGGCTTCATCCATTAATTTCAGGATACCTTCGATGAGAGGGCAAGTAGGTGCCTCGATTAATTTTTCCTCATCCAAACGGGAAGTGGAGAAGCACGCATACTCTTCTGATTTTTTCGCATACTCTTTTATTTCATCGTCAGCATCATCATCATCATAAAACTTTCCGCAATCGACATTACTGTCCGAACCGGCTTCCTCGAATTGTCCAAGGAACAAAAGCTCTTCCAGAGTGAGCCCCCTAGAGCCCGCGTAGCCCATTATATTTCCAATCCGCACTTCCAACTCTGCACCTTCCACATCTCCTGCGAGAAAGGCTTCACGTGTCTTCCACCAAATATAGACTGTTGCGCTGGCCATCATCGGCCCCCTTCCCTACGTTCCAGGAGACGCCTTCGCTCCGCTAGGAGCATCATCACACCCTCCGAGAGCTTTGACTCGTCCTGGACCCTCCTGGGAGCCTTGGCGAGCCATTCCTCTCGCTCTTCGAAACTCATTTCGTAAAGGTTGCTGCCTTCGAGGTCGAAAACATAATAATCGTATTGGTCTTTTTGCATGTCCATTTTGGACTCCCTGATGATGAAATGCCCATATTTGAGAGGCTTTTGGGCGAGCCTATCTGATGAGTAGATTATTCTTCGACATCTGCCATCGTGGCTATATACTCACCGCAAACCCGTCCGCAATCCGTATACATGGGCATAAACAGTGCCCACTCACCCCCCGTCATTTGCTCGAAGCCAAACTGCTTCGCATCCGCCTCCGAATGGAAGATTGGGAAGTATCCCCAACCGTCTCCTGTCTCGCGGTAGTCTATCCACGCAGCCATCGACTCAGCCGATTTGAAATCAATATCTTCCATCCATTTAAGTTCGTTGATAAATGACACTTGAATTTTAACCTTCATTTTGCTCTCCGTTTGAGGGGTTGGTCGGCTTCTCCTCTTGCCCTACATATATGATACTCGATTCATGATATTTCGCAACTTATATTTTTTCCCATGATTCAATAATGGAGATTTTCGCTTTTTTTCCAGGGTGTACCCCCCATCATCATGGTATTTGTGTTAAATGGTTTATCATTTAACACATTCGTCCGCAACAACTATTTCTTCGACCGCCTTCTTGGGGACGATCTCTTCATCACTAAAGCTATAAAAACTTTGGCCAAGCGGTCAGCTTCGACCCTATCCGCGATGGCAAACTCACGCTTCTCCTTAGCTGTTTTCCGCTTCATCCGCTGGATATCGAGGAATATCCCCTCTCTGATATCCACTTCTTGGTCCGGAACCTCTTCCACCTTTCGACCGCAGCGTTCAGCCAGATGATTTCTGACGCATCTGTTCAATCGGCGCATGAAATCTTTCACACTACTGGACCAGATCAAATCATTTGCGAACATCCCATAGGTCTCCGCCATCTGAACCATTTCCAGATCAGTCTTGGGAGCGGGGATTTCAATTCGAAGGAGCCGACCAGTGGAAGTCGGAGGGGAAGGAAGGTTATGGGAACCGTAGGATCGGCGCATCAGATTCTCGCAATCCCGCAATGAGGACGGAACAGATAGGATTTCCCGTTCAGACCCATCAGCAGGCAGCCATCCTGACTGCCGTAGGGGAACGTATCGTTGAGGGTCTTATCCGTCTTCGGGATGAAGCTATGAACCGTCAGCCTGAGAAACCCCACCTGAACGGTCTGTCCGACTTCCCAGGTCTGCTTTGATTTCTGAATCATCTCATCCTCCATGACTTATCATACCACAAAATCCGCAAAAATGGTTAACAATATTTTCGATAATGTATTTATAGCAGTTATGTCCAAAATGGGCAATATACTCCCAGTGTACCCCCCATCGTCGTGATTTTTGCATTGAATTATTTATTAGAGGAATAGAGGACAGGGAATTTTTCCCACCCCATGTGACGCATTACGTCACTTTTTAAAAACTTCTCCAATGTGACGCATTACGTCACTCTGAAATCAAAACAGAAGTTCTGCCAATATTTTTGAAATATCTGACCCATAAAAGGAGATTCCCGATGAAAATTAATTTCAATCTGCCCTTGAAACAGTATGATGGCGAGCCTTACTTGATGAACGGAGAGCCTCTCACCCTCTGCAAGGCCATCCAGACAGCCCTGATTACCTCTCTGGAGTCAGACCGTGCGTTGACCCCTACTCAGATGTACGACCTCGGCCAGATAGGTCAAATAGCCCAGAATGATGGTTCAGTCACCACCAACCAGATTGGCCAGATCAAGGATCGTCTCGCCAAGGTATTCGTGCCTGCCCTCGTCTATCAGATGTTCAATTTGCTTGAGGGTGAGTAAAATGCCACTCTATCCTAGACGTTGCGAATGCGGGTACGAGACGGAGCAGATCGAGTCAATTTCCGCCGAAGAGGTGACAGAATGTCCCCAATGTCATAAAATCTCGTTCAAAAAACGGATTACCGCACCCTCTTTTGTGCGCATGGCGAATGAAGGTGCTACCGATGTGTACAACGAAGTCGAAAGACGGCGTGAGAAAGCATCGCAAGGCCATGGAACCACCACGATAAAAGCTAGCTATGACAAGTGGGGTTTGCATGAAGACGAAGTTATAACCAATAAGTAAAAGAAACCCAATCCTATGTCAAACCTCAATCCAGAAACTGAAGGCAAACTTCCGAAGCGTGGTCCTGGCAGACCCAAGGGAGTTCCTAACAAGTTCACAGGTGATTTGAGAGCCGCAATTCTTGCATCTGCTGATAGTTATGAGGATCCTGAGACTGGTAAACGTGGTGTCATTGCTTATCTGGAACAATTACGAGACTCTTATCCGAAATCCTATTGCGGCCTGTTAGCTCGTATTATTCCTCAGATTACCCAGATCAGCGGAGACCCCAGCCTCCCAGCCATCCGTATCAGCTTCGAAAAGCCCGATGACAGCCCCAAAGATTAGTATCCGATTACCTGAGAAGGTAAAACCATTATTCCGCCCTGCCAGATACAAGATTCTGTGGGGTGGAAGAGGTAGTGCTAAATCTGAATCGGTAGCGAGGATGCTTATCCTGAAGAGCATGGAAGGCCCCTACCGCATCCTATGCGCTCGTCAATTTCAATCCAACATTACCGAATCCGTTCACTCCATGCTGGTGAAGATCATCAAGGAATATGACCTCGATCCCTATTTTACCATCCAGGAACGTAGCATTAGGAATATCTTCGGTAGTGAGTTCTTGTTCGCTGGTCTGAACGAAGAGACAATCAGCGGATTGAAATCGATGAACTCCCCTGACTTCGTATGGATAGAGGAAGCATCCTCAATCACAGCAAACACATGGACTAAACTCGATCCTACGATCCGAGCGGAGGGTTCAGAGATATGGTGTACGCTAAACCGAGAGATGGATCGGGACCCCATCAGCCGCCTCTTCATTGTTGGTGAGCCCCCTCCAGATAGCATCGTTATTGAAATGGAATATTGGGATAACCCATATTTCCCTCAAGTGCTTAAGAACCAGATGTTGCAATGCAAGGCTACAGATTATGAAACTTATCTCCATATCTGGGAAGGCCAGCCTATCAGTCATTCGCAAGCTTCTGTATTCAAGGGCAAGTTCGTCAGCAAAGCATTTACGCCTGATGAAGACCTATGGAGCCCTCTATTCGGCATGGACTTCGGGTTCGCTATCGATCCAACCGTTCTGATGAAATGCTGGGTCTGTGATGATCGACTCTATGTTGAACATGAACTCTACGAGGTCGGCCTTGAGACGGAGCATATGCCAGATGCGATGAAAGAGATTCCTGGTAGTCAGACCCACATCATCTACGCAGACTCGGCACGGCCTGAGACGATATCTCATCTTCGCAGACACGGTTTCCCACGATGCGTTGCGGTCCCAAAATGGTCTGGTTCAATCCTGGATGGAGTGGAACGACTCCGAGCTTTCAACCGGATTATCGTCCATCCTCGTTGCACTCATACGCTCCTAGAACTTGCTTCCTATTCGTATAAGGTGGATCGGAATACCAATCTGGTGCTCCCGCAGATTGTGGAAAAAGACGATCATTGTATCGATGCGATGCGTTATGCGATAACACCACTTATCAAGGGTCATAAGCTCAAACCCATGCCTGATCGTGAACCAGAACCCCAGCTAAACGAGCTTGGTCAGTTAGTTCGCAGACCACAGTCAGAAGCCTACGCTAGACAGCAATTTGCCGCTCTCGGCACCAACTGGATGCAAAACTTATAAAGGACACTCCGATGAAAGAAGACATTGTTTCAGAGCCCACTAACTTCATGGATGAGGTGCGTGAACGTTTCCGCAAGACTGTCGAAAGTTGGGACTCACAATATAAACTGTCAATCGATGAGACCAACTTCTTGAACGTAGCTAATCAGTGGCCGAGTGACACTCGGGCTGCACGTGAGGGGAAACCCACGATCGCCTCAGACCGGCTGAACGCTCAAGTAAAACAAATTGTTAATGAACAGAAATCCAATCGCCCAGCCATCAGATTCAACGCAGTCAACAATACCGCCGACGAAGACACAGCTAATGTGCTCCAGGGTATCGCCCGACATATTGAGTACCAATCGAAGGCTGATTTGGCATATGATACCGCTTTCGAGCACGCGGTGCAGGGTGGGATCGGTTTCATCCGCCTCCTCACCGATTACGAAGATAAGAGTTTCAACCAGCGCATCCTTATCGAAGAAGTCCCCAATCCGTTTATGGTCTACGTGGATCCCGCATTCCGAAAGGTTGACGGTTCAGACATCAACTATGCGTTTATCCTTGATCTGATCCCTGATGATGAATTCAAGCGTCTCTACCCCGATGCGGAACTTTCTGGGCAATCCAGACAAGCATGGATGAACATCGCTAGTCGCTATCCAGAATGGTTCGACCAAGACCGCACTGCTGCGATGGTATGCGAATATTTCGTCAAGGAGTATGAAACCTACACCCTCGTTAAGTTGAAGGATGGGACGATCATGGATCGAGATGATTGCACGAAGCGTCAGCTACGTCAAGTCACCCAATCACGTGAAGACACCAGAGCTAGCGTCAAATGGTATAAGCTCTGTTGTATGGAAGTGTTGGAAGAGTCTGAGTGGATCGGCAAAGATATTCCAGTCATCCCAGTCTTCGGTGATTGCTTATTGGATAATGGTACGCGCGTATTCAGTGGTCTAATCAGGAACAATAAAGAGACCCAAATCATGCTTAACACTGTGAAAACAGTCACGTTAGAAATGATCGCCAGGGCTCCTAAGAATCCATGGCTTGTGGCCGAAGGCTCAGTTGATAATCATCGTGACGAGTGGGCTAGCGTCAATATTCTTGACCTTCCGTATCTGACTTACGCTATCGTCGCTGACGACCATCAGACCCCATTGCCTCCTCCAATCCGTCAGACCGCTGAGCCTCCAATCCAAGGAATGCTCCAGGTGATGTCCACCCTGGAGAATGACATCAAGTCTGCGAACGCCATGTACGATCCCACCATGGGTGAGAAGATGGCTAACGACCAGAGCGGTGTCGCTATTAAGGCATTGCAACAGGCTGGTTCAGTAGCTCATTACAATTATTCGGACAACCTATCCAGAGCCATCCGAGTCATTGGACATCAACTGCTCGATCTCATTCCGAAGATTTACTCTGAGGAGCGAGTCATCCGCATCATTGGAATCGATGACAAGCATAAGCTGATCACAATTAACGGACAGCCTCAGCCTGGAACTGAGCAGAATCACGAGATGGATGAGAATGGTGTGGCTAAAGTCTATGACGTTACGACCGGTGAGTATGATGTCACCGTCGATACCGGCCCCTCCTACACTACCCGTAGGCAGGAAAATCTCAACGTCCTGACTGAATTGGCTATGAAGAATCAGATGGTCATGCAGTTCTGCACAGCCGATATCATCCGTCTGATGGATTTCCCCGAGTCCGCGACAATTGCGGACATGTTGGACAAAATGAAGCCCCCACAGTTGCAGACCGATAAGAATGGTCAGCCCTCACCGACTCAGCTTCAGCAGCAGCTTGATCAGGCTCACCAGATGATCCAGCAATTGACTCAGACCCTCCAGACCGAGACCCAGCTAGCAGATAAAGAGGCGACGAAGCTGAAGATTGCTACGTTGGAGAACCAGACCGAACTGATCAAGCAGCAGAAGGGTCTGGATCATGATGCCGCTCTAACGACCATGAAAGCCGAGTTGGAGGAAATCAGAGCCACTTCTGACCACTCCAAGAGTCTGATCGCTCAAGTCCATCAGCATGTGCTGGACAAGAATGCGGCTGAACATGAAGCTCTGTTAGGGCAACTTACGGCTCCGCAGCCAGTCCAGGCCGGTGCCGGAGTGGGTACTCCTACACCAACGCAAAACCCCACACAAAGTTTTTAACTTTCATATCCTATAAATGACGAGTTCTGGAATCTCGCACAAAATCCTGTAGCGGACTTGAGACCGCGATATCTCACGCAGGAGCCATGATGCCCGAAAGTTTTGACGAAGTCTTCGATATCAAGGATTTTAACAAGGTGCTGGAACAAGGAGTTAAGGATGATGATCATCCCTCCCCCGAACTAGAGCCCGAAACCCAGGATGCGGAGCAGCCCGAATCTCACGAGGAGACCGAGCGGGAAGAGACCGAAGAGGAAGCAGACGACTCTGCCCTCTCTGAGGCTGAAGACGCGGAGCCCAAGGTCGAGGCTAAGGGTCCGAAACATCGTGATACGAAAGCAGAATCTCGTATCGCTAAGTTGGTTCGAGAGAAAGAACGTCTCAAGGGTCAGCTAGAAGCTCTTAGATATCAACAGACAGGTCAGCAACAGCAAGCTCAACCGCAAGCCGTTTATGATCCTGATGCGCCAAACCCAGCCGCATATCCCCGTGGTGAACAGGATGACGATTTCCGAATCGACATGAAGTTCTATCAGAGGGATGTTCAGAGCAAGGTTCAGACGTTCCAGGAACAGAAACAGCAGATGTTGAAGAAGTATGAGGAACTACCGGAACTCATTGAGATGGATCAGGAACGAATTGCCTCTGGCATGAAGACCTCCAATCCTACGGTATTCAAACTCATCCTTGAATCTGATCAACCCGGAGAACTCTGGCATTATCTGCTGGCCAACTCCGATCAGGCCATTAGCATCGCCAAGATGGACCCAATCCGAACCGCCAAAGCAATTGGCAGGATTGAAACCAAATTAGCCGCTGAAGAATCTGATGCCGCTCCTGTAGTAGAACCTAAGAGCACGAAACGTCTCCCAGCCCCAATCAAACCGGTCAAGACCACCACTCAGAACAAATCAGCCGCCACCAAGAACTTTGGTTTCGTCGGCTACTAATTTCCTAGCCTGACCGGCTAAACGAAAGGGAAAAATATAATGGCAATCAGCAATGTATATAACAATCAGGCATTCATCACCGCCAAAGCACTGAAGCAGGTTAAGAACCACCTAGTTATGGTACCTCATTGCGCTCGTCGCTGGGACGGAGACTTTGCGGGTAGCTTCAGAGCTACTAACGGAGGTCCAGATTCCGGAAAGATCGGTGACACGATCAACATCCGCACCCCATGGTTCCCCAGCCTCCGCACCGGAGCCACCGCATCTCCCTCAGCCTACGCTGACTACTACACCCCCGTGCAGTTGCTCCAGTTTGGCGTTGACTATGAAATCACCATCAAGGATCAGACCTTGAACATTGATGAGTTTTACACCAACATCGCAGACCCGATGGCAAAGCGCCTTTACCAAGATATGGACATCAAGGCATGGAATACCCTCCTGCCCAGCGCAACCAACTCCAACGCTTTCAACCAGTTTGCTGGCAAGCCTGGAACTCCTCTGACCAACATGCAGGTTCCGGTTGACGCTTACTCCACCATGCAGACCCAGTCTGCCGTGTGGGATGACGGACGCATCTTCGCAGCCCTAAATCCCCACACCGTGACTGATATCTGGCAGGGTGTGACCACTCTGTTCCACCCCGCGAAGGATGTGAGCAATCGTTGGGACACCGGACAGCTTGGCTCTGCTGCTGGGATCGATTTCGAATCCACCGCAAATGCCGCTTCCCTCACCCTCGGAACCTGGAGCGGAACCATCGTTTATAGTTCTGGTGCAACTGATGGTGGGAACACTATCGTCGTCAGCGGCATGAGCGGAACGTTCAACCCAGGTGAGAAATACACCATCAGTGGCGTCCAGGCCGTCAATCCCCAGGGAAATGGCGTCCAGGCTGAGTTGAAGCACTTCACCGTCATCTCTCAGGTCACCAACACCATCACTTTCAGCCCCCCGTTCCACCTCACCGGCCCCTTGCAGAACATCAACGCCCTGCCCACCGGCTCCGCTAGCATCAATCCATGGGGTTACACCACCGCTACCGCACTGACTGCCGGAACCGGTCAGATTGCTCGTCAGAGCCTTGTGTTCCACCCCGAAGCCATCGCATATTGCCTTGGTGACCTGATCGATACCTCTAACCTTGGTGGTGTCGCTGGTGGGAACAAGTTTGCTTCCCGCATGAAGGATCCGGAAACTGGCCTCCGCTGCTCAACTCTCTTCTGGTTGGATGGCTATAACCACAAATTGCTCTTCCGGCTGGACGCATTGTATAATGCTGCTCCTCTGCGTCAGGGTTTCGCAACTGTCGTGGTCGAATAAGATACGACTTGGAGGGTCGTAATCAGATTACGACCCTCTTCTTCGCCTCCCCTCTCTCATAAAAAGGAAAATACAAAATGGCTTCTACCCCTTATCAGACCACCTCACCCCTCAGCACTGTCGTCGCTCCTGGCGCAGTTGTTGGGCAGTCCCAGACTGATACCATCGCCTTCTTCGGCGGCACTGGTATCACTGGCGGAAATGCTAATCTCACCAACGTCAATCTGACCGGCCTCACCGCTGGACAGACTGGTTACACTGCTGGTTGGACTGCCGCATCCTTCAATCCCATTCTCGCAGCCGTTGCGGCTCTGTTGGCGGCACTCAATACCGTCAGCCTCACCCAGCCCTAATATTTGCTGAGAAATGAACTATAGCCCCCTCTCGTAGGGGGCTTTTTAGAGGTGTGCATGGAATTTCCGCAATGGATGTATCGTATGGAAACCGGACAGTCATGTCTCGTTCCCTCTCAGGACTTTCTTGACTCCCTACCGGAGAAAGAACGCAAGCTATGGACGACGAAGCCATGGTATAAAGAACTTCACGTATCTGACCCGAAGGCCGAGATTGCCAAACTGAAGCAATTGGTTGAGACGTTGGAAGAAGAGTTACGGGAGAAGGATCAGATGATCGTTCTGCTGAACCAGAGCATCGAGCAATTGAGAGTGAAGAAGGTGAAGTAATATGGGCAACCCTACCGCATTAGACTTGATTGAGGCTGCCTACAGTCTAATTGGCATATGGGATACGACCAGCCCTCTAACTCCTTATGAGACCCAATTGGGCCTGACTACTCTCAATGATCTTATGGATCAGTGGGACAATGAGAATCTGCTTGTATTCAGCACCACCCCATTCACCTTCCCGTTCCAGAACAACATTCAGACCTATCAGGTTGGGAGTGTCAACCCATTCGTATGTAATATCCTGGGTGATGTGATGACTGTAGTGTCAGGCACTCCAGGAACGGTTCAGATAGGCAATGTGCTGATTGCGAACGGTGTGCCAGCCAATACGACCATCACTGGTATTCTGACCGGAAACCAATATACACTAAGTTGGACGGCTCCGCTACCCATCACGGGTGTGAACGGTAGTCTTTGCGGTTTCGTAACTCCTCAGACGAATACGTTCATTTCCGCCTATCCGACTGATTACAGTTGGAATATTCCTCGTCCGGTCAAGATCGAGAAAGTATCAATCCAATTCCCTGCTGGTAATAGTCAGCCGGTCGAGTTGGAGATTCCTCAGATTCCCTTGGAGGAATGGATCGGAGTCCCGCAGAAGAATACGAGTAGCCTATGGCCCCTGTTCGTCTATGATGATTGCGCCGATCCGGTTCGTAATCTGCGCTTCTGGCCGGTGCCACAGGTCAATGCCAACTGCATCCTGTATGTGTGGGAGCAGTTGAATAAGGTCACGGCTCTGACGAATACGCTCTACGCTCCTCCTGGATACAGCATGGCCATCAAGCTCAGCCTCGCTGAGATCCTCGCGTTGCACTTCGAGCGTGTCCTAACCCCAGATTTCAAGGCGAAGGCTTCTCAAGCCCGTTCAGCCATCAACAACATCAATCAGCAAATCCCGAAGACCCGATATGATGGGATTTGGGGTGGGGCCGCAGCCGGTTCAGATATGACATGGGCGTCACGCGGTCGGGTTCGTACGTAATAAAATAAACTTTTCCTTTCTTATACGGAGGACTATATGGCTGCTAAGAAATCTGGTATTCACATCAAACCATCACATAAAGGATTGCTCCATAAAGACCTAGGGGTTCCTGAAGGTGAGAAAATCCCAGCAAAGAAGCTGGAACAGGCTAAAAAGAACGCTTCGCCTGCTGAGAAGAAGCGCATCGTATTTGCTCAGAATGCAAAAAAGTGGGGCTACTAAGCCCTCATCCCTAGGAGTAAGAAATGGCCCTACCTACCGCCCCCAATCTATTCGGAATCGCTTCCACCAACTCAATCCTTCCTGGAGTGTTTGGTCACCCAGCCTCCGATACGGTTCACTTCGAAGCCATCGGCTCAGTCGCTGGCGTTGCCGCCACCGTAGCCTTCCTTGGATCAATCTCTGGTGTGAACTGGAACAACGTCACTACCCTCACCTTTACGGCTGGAACGGGTAACGTGGCTCAGTTCTACGCTAGCTCTGCGGTCAAGTACAACTACTACAAGTGTCAGGTCAGCGGACTTTCTGGTGGTAGCATCAGCGCATGGATCAACAGCTAAGGTTCAGATATGCCTCTTAACAAATCAGGTTCAAAACAGTCAGTCTCTGAGAACATCAAGACCGAGATGGCCGCTGGTAAACCTCAGAAGCAAGCGGTAGCCATCGCTCTATCTGTTCAGGATAGGGCTAAGAAGACTCCGAAGAAGCCCATGCATGGAATGAAGGAATACTAATGAGTTACAATCCGAACGCCGTACAGGCAACCAGCCCACTCTTCAGTGCTGTAGACAATCTGACTGGCCTACCCCTAGCGGGTGGCCTGCTCTATACGTATGCGTCCGGGACGACCACTCCGCAGGCTACCTTCACAGATAATACACTGACCACGCAGATGCCCAACCCGATTGTATTGGACAACTATGGACAGGCTAAGCTCTGGCTGAACAATGTGACAGCTTATCGATTCAACCTGCTCAATGCTGCGGGTGTCCAGCAGGCTCACTATCCGGTGGATAACATCAGTCCAAATAGTATCGTCGTAGGGATTTCCGTTGCCTACGCTTCTACCATCACTCCCACCGGATCAATATTCCATCTGACTACCACCGCTGGTGCGGTAGCAACAATCAATGTGCCCTATACCGGATTTATCGGCCAAATCACTATTATTCCTGATGTTGCGTTTACCACCACAACCGCTGGTAATATTGCTCTTGCTTCAACTGCTGTAGTTGGCAAAGCAATGATAATGACTTATGACGGCACCAAATGGTATCCCTCCTACTAATGGTAACTAAATGACAAACTCCTCAGCCTCTCTCATCACCTCCCCGCTCTTCTATGAGACGGATCAGAATAACAACCCTCTCGCTGGAGGTAAGGTATATTCGTATCAGGCCGGAACCCTGACCCCGCTCACAACCTATACGGATGCGACCCTCACTGTACCCAACACCAATCCGGTCATCCTGGATGAGTATGGGAAGGCTCAGATATGGCTCGGGCCTTATACGTATAAGCTGAATGTGACGGATGTGAATAATGTTCAGCATCCTGATTATCCGGTGGATAACTTACAATCCATCCAAACCACTGTCAGTAACACAGCTGCTGCTGCAGCTGCTGCTGTTCTGGCTCAACTCGCCTCCACCGCCTCAGGGCAGGGGGCTGCGCTGGTGGGGGAAAACCTCGGGATAACGGGAGAGGTATCCACCACCCAGCATGAGATAAACTCAGAGAATATTTCCGTGTTCCGCTTCCTGACTGCCGCACAGATTGCGGATGTCCAGGCAGGGACAGCAACCTTCGATCTAGCCACGCCTTTGCAGGCCGCTTGCACATACCTGTCCACCTTTACAACCTTCAAACCACGGCTGGTCTTCCCCTCTGGGCGTTACGCATACTCGGTCTCCCCAAACTGGGCGCTCAGCCATGCTGAAATTGTGGCTGATGGCGTGGTCTATCTGCGCAACACGGGGTTGGGGAACAGTGTGATCATCGACGGTGGCTCGGTCAGCGGCGGTGTCTACGGTCTTCGGTTCGGATGGAAGAACAAGTTCATCGTCGAGGGCGGATCTGGTTCACAGAACGGTGTCTACTGCCGCGCCATCCTCCAGGGTTGCAAGCTCGGCTTCCAGGTCAACGGCGCAGGCACAACTTACTCCGGGATGGAGGTAGATTTTGGGGTTTGCGCCGAAATTAGCTTTGTCTGCTCAAACAACGTGCAGGGCTATACATGGTACTCACAGCCAGCCAACGGGTTGAAATTGACTGAGCGTGGTGCTGGCGAGTTGTGCAGCTACGTCTATTTCCCAGATCCCATCATTGAGGGGACATCATCGGTTGGGGTATTGCTTGACTGGGCGCAAGGAAATGTGTTTCTTGGGGGAACGATCGAGGGCATTGGCAGCGTAGGGGTGAGCCTGACGGCCAATGCAATCAAAAATAAGATCATCGGAACCGACTTTGAATCCAATATCAACCATGACGTCTATTGCCTTGGGCGGGGTAACGAATTCATCGGTCTTAACACCAATACACAGATTACTTTTGATGGAACGGCAGTAATCAACAAGGTAATCGGCGGTAGTCATAGTAAGTTCTTGGCTACCACCAACACTGCCTATAACTTGATAAGCGGAGCCACTTACAACCAGAATAACGACGGTTCGGCCATCACGGATTCTTCCGGTGGTTTGTTACGTCTGCGGGATAACTACAATCAAGGATTGGGCCGAATAGAGAACAGCCCCCCGTCAAATCCATTCTCCATCAGCGTCACCGCTTCACCATTCACCTATACCAATCTTGGCACTAACGAAATGGATGCATCCGTTTCAGGAGGAACAGTGAGCCTGATCCAGATTGTTCGCAATGGGCAAATAATCACGATGGGAACCACGGCGGGCCTTTTCCGGCTCACCAGCCAGGATGCATTGAAAGTCACTTACTCTGCCCTGCCTACAATGACCGGATTCACCCGATAACTTATGCCCAAGCGCGAAACCCCTATGCCCAAGGAACCCCCACCCCGACCCAGCATACATGAGGATAAGTAATGAAATTAAAAGGTTTACTCGGCCCCACTTACGCCCTGAAATCGCTAGCTTATGATTCCCAGCGTTGCATAAACATGTATCCGGATGCGGACGAGATGGGCATGGGCAAAGAAGGTGAACCGGAGATGCTCACCACCGTGCCGGGTCTTACCCTAACTCATATGTTGCCCAGGAGTCCCATCAGGGCTCTATGGCGCACAGCCAATAACTACATCTATTGCATTGCTGGTAATGGTTTATACCTGTTGACTCCAGTCGTAACTGGTTCAAATCTGACATTTACCCACACTCTGTTGCAAACCCTCACTACCCAGACGGGCTTCTGTTCCATCTGCGATGGTGTGCCCAATTACTATCAGGGTGTGCTGAATAGCGGTCTGATCAATCAGGTTGTCGTAGTGGATGGGAGTCCTACCGGTTACGTATTCCAGGAGGGAACTACCTCAGTCTATCAGATGAACAGCGGAACCGGCTATGTGGGTTCCAACTTCATCAACTTCCAGGACGGGGCATTCATCTTCTCCCAACCCAACACCATCACCGGCTATTACGCCTCAGATCCACTTAACATAAATGATTCCAATACTATCGAGGTAAACCTCGGTAGTGACAACGTAAGTCGTATCATTTCAGACCATGACCTGATCTGGGTGCTCGGAACCCGCAGCCTAGCCGTCTACCAGAATACAGGCGGAGGAACCACGACCAACCAATATCAGCAGATTCCTGGAGCTACGGCCCCTCATGGCTGTGCGGCACCCTGGACGGTCGCTCAGATCGCTGGACAGCTTCTATGGCTCAGCAATGACGACAGGGGCACCGCTGAGGTCGCCATGGCCTTCGGATACAGAGCCATGCGCGTCTCGAACCATGCGGTAGAAACATGGATGGAGAGTCTGGGTGACTTGAGTCAGACCATAGCTTGGACCTACCAGATGGGTGGGCACAGCTTTTATTGTTTAAATAACCCCAACTCAACCACCACATGGTGCTATGATTTGGCTCACAAGATGTGGCATGAGAGGGCTTACTTCTCCAATGGGGTGTATTCTCGTGATCTCGTTCAATTCCACATTAACTGTCAGATTAGTGGTTATGGCTCTGCTCACCTGTGTGGAGATTTCCAGAATGGCAATATTTACCTATTGGATGAGAATAATTTTACTTTCAACGGTGTACCAATCCGTAGAGAGCGCCGAACTCCTCACCAGAGTGGTGGGTTCAAGCGTGTCTTCTACAGCCAATTCCAACTTGACGTTCAGGCCGGTCAGGGGTTGGATGGAACCGGATACTCCGTTCAGACTGGAGTCGGAAGCCCCGTCAGCCAAACAGCTACGAACGTGCTGATGGGTGGGAATGGCCCTACTTATACGCTACTGGGTACAGATGGGACTCCACAGGTTCCAACCGGCTCCGTAACGGTTAATTCGACTGGCCCCACATCTAACTGGTCACAGAGCTATACATCTAATGGGAACGGTACGGTTACGATCAATTCGGCCCCGCTGGTTAGTCCTCTGCTGACTATCGGCAACGGTAATGGAGTTGAGACTGATTATCAGATTCAAAATATCTATCCGGCCACTGCCACGGCTAGCATTTACGTTGCAGATTGGCGTGGGAATAATCTCCAGCAGCAAGCTCCGCAGACAAATCAGAATCTATGCCTATCCAGCACCAATTTTGGACTCGGTTGGACAGCTATGAATTGTTTCCCAGTTGGTGGAAAATGGCTCACTCCAGACTATACTCAGTCCGCTGCGGGTACGTATCTGACTGAAGATAATACGTTGAATCCTCATCAGATCAGCGTTCCATATACGGTAGTGGCTGGACATTACACCAATTTCTCGGTCTATGCGACTCAGGGTGCGGCAGCTCCTACCACTACCACACTAACCGGAGGAGTCGGAACCTTCAGTACGGAAGGTGTCTTTTTAGATCATTTTTATCAGATGACTCTGAATACGGTCTTCACAAATAATACTCTAGCTCTAGGCGATGTGGTAAATTGTCCCGCTCTCTCTACCCCTAATCAGGAAGTGATCGCTTTGATAAGTGGCACGTTGGGAGCCGCAGGATCTATCTATCAGCTTTCTCCAGGATGGACAACAGACCAATCCTCACAAACCATTACAGCTTCTAGAACAAATCAACGATACGTACAACTTGCCGTACAGGCTGGATCTCCCAATCCCGCGAGTGCTCAGTTTGACTTACAGACCGGTACGGTCGTATCCTCTGGAAATTGTACCGCTACGATAACTCCCATTACTAACTTTAGTGGAGTCTATCGATGCAGTATCGCAGCTACGTATGCAGAAACTGGTGTGACTCAAGAGATACTGACTGGTTACGCATCTTGTTCTGCATCTGGATCTGAACTAACCCTAACCACACCCCCACAGAGTGGATCGGTTACGATTGGGGCTATGATGTACGTTTCGGGAACGTCAACCGGAATTACTATCAGTTCTGTGGCCTCTGGAGCTCTGAATCAACCTGGATCGGTTTATAATCTCTCCGCTCCGGCTCCCTTCAGTGCGGCTAGTGTGGTTCAATTTGGTTCGGCAACTTTGGCTCTGACTCCTTCAGCTTATATTTCTATTATTAACCCAGTCTCTACATTCCCTGCGCTTACCCCATATTTCCAAAATTATGTGGGAGATGGAACCAGCTATGTGGGTATCTGGGGTGCTCAGATTGGGCCTCAAGTAGGGCTCCTACCTCTCGTACAAACCTCCGGCATCATCCTATCAGATCAAGTGACCTATACGGCTTCAGAGGGGTTATTGGTGTTCGAGCTTCCTCCACTTGCTGAAGTGACGAATACGACGAATACGGTCGTTCAGGCCGCTGCCGTCATTACGGCTCAGATTAGTGCTACGGTTCCACAGCTACAGCCTACCGAATATATGGCTAGCTTCTCCTATATGGAAGGAATGCCTACATATACCCAGATCGGCACGGATCCCCAGGTTGGCCTATCCTATTCAAAAGATGGGGGCTATACCTACACGGATGAACGTCTCGTCCCATTAGGTCAGGATGGGAATCGATTCCAGCGATTAATTTGGCGTAAACTTGGTGAAGATCGTGATCGTGTGTGGCGTATTACCTGCTCTGATCCGGTCAACGTAGCCATTCTTGGTGCTGAAATAATGGCCAAGACTGGAGAAAGTGCTCAGTGATGGCTACTCCTACCACATCTACTTTGGTTGTCCTTCCGCCACGGAGTGGAATGCCTGCGGTTGACCAGAATGGGGTATTCACACCCGAGTGGATGAACTTCTTCCATCAACAGGCCAGTCCCAAAATAAACTATATTGGAGCTAACTTCATCGGTCAGATCACTACGAGTCCCTCGACTCAGGGTATCACCGTGGCTCAGCAATCAGGTACGAATGCCTATCAGGTCAGCATCGGCTTGGCTCAAAATCTTGAATCCATCTCCACCACCCCTAATAGTTCAGGTGCGCTGGTCAATAACGGAAGCGGTTCTTATACGTATACTCCGATCCCACAAGGAACCATAACCTCCATCAGTATAGCGACAGCGAATGGGTTTGGTGGAACCGTCGCTACCCCAACTACCACACCAGTTCTTACCCTTTCTACAACAATTAGCGGGATTCTGAAGGGCTCTAGTGGGGCACTCGTTGCTGCGGTTGCTGGAACAGACTACTTACAGCCTATCAGCTTTACTCAAGGAAGTGTTCTTTATGCAGGAGCAACAGGGACTTTTGCTCAAGATAATGCTAATCTTTTTTATAATCCCACTGGTTATGCCTCAATGCCAACAGTTCAATTCGGTCCCAGAGGAGCAAATCCAATAGATGCGGGATTTGAGTTTTATGTTTCCTCTGGAATGACCGCACATTTCCATAATGTAAATACCACACAAAGTTTTACAGGTGGGGTGACGGTTGAGTTGTGTTATTCTCCTGCCGGTGCGGCTGTTCAGACAGGAAACAGAGTGGGCTCTCTTGAGTTTGCTGGGAGTTATAATACTTCAGATAATGTGGGTTCTTGTGCTGCTATTCGTTCATACTCGCAGGATAATTTTACCTCAACCACATTAGGTGGTAATTTAGTATTTCAGACCGTTCCGAGTGGAACCTCCACTCTGAAGACTGCTCTGACTCTTGGATCGGATCAATCTGCTGCATTTACTGGTATTCTTACCGGTATTTCTTTTAACTCCATTACCGGTATTTCTTCTTCAAATCCCTTAGTAGATGGAACAGCTTCTTATGGAAGTGGAACTGTTGTATCTCTGGGCAATCATGTTCATCCAACTGATACTACCAGAGCAGCTTCTAATGCTACGCTAACCCTTGGTTCAACTATTTTAACTCTTGGAAATATCGTAACAACTCTAGCAGGATTAACTTCTCTATCAATTACTGGGATTTCTACATTAACTGGAGATGTTGAGGTTAATGGTGGAATCCGGCAATATGGCACTGAAATGATTAGAGTTGAAGGAACTGGTTCTGTTCCTTCTGGTGCGACTGGCCAGGGAATTGAACTTGCTCAATATGGAACGTCCAGTGTAATCCAAAGCTACAATAGATCAACATCTGCTTATACTCCATTAACTATAGCTGGTTCTACTATTGCCTTAGAACCTTCTGGAATTGCTGTATTAACTGCTAATTCTTCTGGTGTAACTATAACTGGTAATATAACAGGAACATTAGCAACCGCAGCACAACCAAATATTACATCACTTGGAACTTTAAGTAAAATAACAACTACAGTATACGCTGTTGCCTCCCTACCGGCTGGAGTCTTAGGAATGATGGCGATGGTCAATAACGCACTCGCACCTACGTTCGGGGCTACGGTTGTGGCGGGTGGTACGGTTACGATTCCGGTCTACTATGATGGCACTTCATGGAAGGTTGGGTAATGCTCCAGATTCGTGAACTTATGGATATGACTCTTGTGGATGAGGCGTTCAACAGCCCCAACAATAGACCATGGGCCTGTTCGGATCGGAGTGAAGATGGGACTCCCATCCAAATCCCTTATCTGCCGCATAAAATACTATATATCGGTTGCTATGAGGGAGAGGTCTTCTTGGGTTGTGTGTTGGGAATTAAGAAAAATGACGAGTTATTCTTGCATATTGCCTTCCTCCCCGTGGCATATGGTCGGACTCTTTGGATTGGCAGACAGGTGCTCGATTGGCTCCGTAGGAATTACCCTCAATTCAAGACTTACGTGGCTATGGTAGCGGGGAATAATAAACGGGCTCAACGATATGTCAGAGAAGCTGGATTCCGACTCCGTGCCCTGCATCCAGATGGTTGGCTCAAGGACGGAACGGAACACGGCAAGCATGAATATGTGTACGAGGTGAAAAATGGGTGATATAATTCAAGGAATTGGTGAAGCGGGTGGTGCTCTGCCCAATGCGATCATTGGTGGAAAAGCTGCCGTAACGGCTGGTAACGAACAGCAAGCTGGCATTCAGAATGCCATGAATACGGTTCAGGGTGTTTACCAGCAGAATGCCCCCAATTATCAACCTTTCATTCAGAACGGAACCGCTGCCGCGAATCAGGCCACACAGATGGCACAGAATGGTTTCACTCAAACCCAGTTCCAGCAAAGCCCAGCATATGCGTTTAATATGCAACAGGGATTGCAGGCTATCAGCAATGCTCAATCCGTACGTGGCGGAGCTTTATCCGGTGGGGCTATGAAGGCTATGAATAATTATGGTCAACAGCAGGCATCAAATGAGTTCCAAAATGCCTATGGTAGATATGCGAACAATATCAATCAGTTGAACCAGATTGGCAATCAGGGACTCCAGGCAACCAGCGGACTCGCCTCTCTCGGAGCCAATTATGCGGCTCAGATGGGTAACCTTCAGACCGGTATGGGTAACAGTCAGGCTTCTGAGACTCTCGGTAAGGCTGGAAGTTTCGCCAGTATGTGGGGGCCTTATGGTCAGCAGGCGCAGATAAATCAGGGTCAGAACCAGACCGCACCGCTGAGTGGATTAGCGAATGGTTTGAGCAGCCTGGGAAATATGTTCAGTTCGCAAGGTACGAATAACCCTAACAGCTATGAGGGATATGATGCGGGAGCGGCTCAGAACGAACAGGCACAAGTCGCCAATGAGTCAGACTCAGGGTTGAGTGCGATGGCTAATGTCGTAATGGATGCGTAAGGGGAAGAAGATGGATGATGTCAGTATCAGTGGAACCCTACAGGGGATGTATAACGGTCTTGCTCAGCAGCAGGATGCATATGGTCGTGCCCGATTCTATAATTCCTTAGCCTCCAATAACCAATATAATCTTCAAGAGCAGCAATTAGAGGCTCAGAAAAATAGGGATTTCGGTAATTTGCTATCGAATAATATGCGGAGCATCCCAGCCGAGCAGCCTCAGCAGCAGACTACTCAGCCTCAGCCTCAAACCCCTGCGGCCCCTCAGACCACTCAGGCCGGTTTGAGTCAGATGGGACAGCCCTATCCGATGGCCACCACGGCTCCAACGGCAGCTTTGGATCGGCAGGCAATGCTTCAGCGTCAGCAACAGATGGCTCAGCCTCAGCCTCAAACCCCTGCGGCTCCTCAGCCTCAAACCCCTGCGGCTCCTCAGCAGCAAGCGCCTATGGGTCAATCGGATGAGCGCCAGCAGATGATTCAGGCATATCAGCAGGCTCAGGGAAAGACCCCCACGCTTACCTCTCTGGCCGACCATCCGGCCATACAGGCTTCCCTTGCTACCACTCCTAATACTCACCCTAATACTGTGTTGGCTACGGATCCGGATAACCCAACTTTCTCCTCTCAGCATACCTTCGTCTCTACCGATCCTCAGACCGGACAGGTTACGAAAAATACCTTCAACCGACAGGGCTTGATTGACCAGATGATGAACTATACGGATAAGAATGGCAATCACAGCATGGCAGCGGATGCAAACAAACTGATGGCTCAGTTTACCGCATCGGATGCGGCAGATGAGAAGATCAAACAAGATGGGATCATGGTGGCGAACGGGAAGGCCCTGCAACTTAGTGCTGGCTTGGAGTATATGTCCCCAGCGGATCAGGCAGCAGTGTTTGGAAACCTCAAGGACAGAGCCACCCAGATGGGTGCGGACACAACCACATGGCCCTCCGGCCCTTCCGACCCTAATTTCCAGCCTTGGGTTCAGCAGCAGGGTGAAGAGGCTCGGATGAACGCGAATACGGCCAAGGAAGCCTCCAAGAGGGCTGAGGATGCGTTCAACGAACAGAAGGCACAGGCTGAAGCTGGCAAGGATACGGCTCAGGGTCTCGAAGCTCAGGCGAAGGCTGGCACGGAACCGAGTATTAGAAACAAGAACAACGCTGATGCATTCAAACTCTATCAGGAAGGATTGAAGGCCAAGACCGAAGCGGCAAATCTTGGAATTGGTGGTACGAATGGGATTGTCTCCAAATTGGAAGACGTTCCGGCTCAATACCAGCCTATGGTTCAAGACTTGGCTTCAGGTAAGCTACAGATTAGTGACCTTCCGGCCCGAACGGGTGCGGGACAGATTAGCCGAAATCAGTTCCTTAGTTGGACTTCTCAAGTCTACCCAGGTTGGGATCCCCGTCTATCAGCCCAGTCGAAGAAAACGATCATGGACTTCAGCCCCAATGGTCAGTCCGGTAAGCAGGTTACGAGCTTCGGAGCCATCGCTGAACATACTCAGATTCTGCGTCAGGCTTACGATGCGATGAATAACGGCTCGATTCCGGCTCTCAATGCAATGGCTGGAACGATTGGAGCGGGTGTCGGAGATAGTCCTAAGACTACTTTCAACAATATGGCCTCTGTTTACGCGGGTGAAATTGATAAGACCTTCAGCGGAAACAATCCGACCGAAGGAGGAGCCCGTACGTGGTCACATAACCTCAACTACAGTATGAGTCCGAAGCAGGCCAAGGGTGCGTTCGATGTGTTGGATACAGCCGTCACGGGTAAACTCCAGCCTATCGATCAGGCATATTACAATGCATCTGGTAAGCATTTGGCTGATACGAACCTCCTTACTCCAGCGGCCAAGAATCTGGCTAGCCGGTTTGGTGGAGTCACTCCTGGTTCAGCCACTCCAGCCGGAGTTAGCATTGGAATGAAGGCGTTGAAATCTGATGGTTCTGTTCTACAAGATGGCAAATATAATGGGTTTACAGTTCAGAATGGTGTAGTTAACGGATTGGGGCGATAAATGACAAATCCTTTTGATACAGCAGTTCCTCTGACCGATCAGGCTCCAGCTTCTTCTTCTTCGAATCCATTCGATCAGGCTGTCCCGGTTGGGCCTCAGAGGGCTCAGAACGTCCAGTCCAATGATGTGGGTATGGCTCGACTCGGAACTCTAAGCGGCACCTCCAGACAGCCCCAGGCCGCTGCTCCACAGCCGAATGGCTTGGGTGTGGCGGCTACGGCTGGCCATATGTCTATGTCAGCGATGGCTGGATTTGGTAGCCCTCTTCAGGCTGTGATTGGAGCGTATGGCAACCTTGGTGAAGCATTGGAAGCCCATACTCCCCTGGATATCCCTGGTTGGCAGGACGCTCAAGAGTTCAACGAATGGCAGAATCAGTATAGGGCTGAACTGGGCAAGGGAGCGCATGGATTTGCTGAAGCTGGCAATATGGGTGGTGAGATGACTAGTCAGATCCTTCTGGGTAAACTATTACCTACGAGTCAAATCGTCACTCCGATAGAAGAAGCTCCGACGATGTTCGCACAGTCTCAGAATGCAGCGGTTCGGAGTATCGGACGAGTCGGAAGCTCTACGTTGAGGAGTTCGGCGGCGGCAATTCCATATGGCACTCAGGCTGGATTGACAACTCCGTTGCAGAACGGTGAGACGTATGGTCAGCATATGGCTCAGAACGTCCAAGGAGCCATGGAGATGGGTGCGGCCATTACTGGTGGGTTGAGTCTGTTGGGAGAAGCGGGGGGCGCGGCCAAGGCCGGTGCCGAAGCTACGGCTCGGCTATTCAGAGGGACGAAAAATATCAAACTTGCTCCAGAAGTCCTTCATGGTGAATCAGTTCCGGATGTGATGAATGCGGCACGGATGGATTCCGATCTGGTTGGCAATCAGACAATGAATGATATCCAGCAGACTTCCCAGATGGATGGGATAGAAGGTGCGAAAGCCAGAACGGTCATGCAGCGGCTTACCGCAGCTACCGCTTCAGACCACAATGTAGAACTTTCCCTTGGTGATCTCAGTGGAGACCCTAATCTTCGAGCCAAGGAACAGGCCCTTGAATCCAAGCCTGGATCGGGAATGAATGAGTTCAGGGAGCGACAGGGACAGGAAGTCAGACGAGCAGTCATTGATCTGGGCCGACAGAAGGATGCGGAAGCAGCATTCAATCCAGATGGTTCACATCGTCAATTCGACTTTGAAAATCCAGACCCGACCGTAGCTCCTAGCCTTATGGATCAGGTTCAGAAGGATGCGGCCAGCAGAACCGCTGGAGATATCGGTGCTAATCCAACCCAGGCTGAGCGTTTGGTTGGCAATATTACTGATATGAGGCGCTCTCTTCAGGCTGGCGATAACACGAATCCAAAGGCCATTCAACTCAGTCTCCAGGGACAGGAGTGGCAGAATAGGCAGATCGCCAACCAAAAATATGGAGAGATTGGTGATGCGATTGGCTCGGCCCTTAAGGCTGACCCCACTCTTCCTAAAATTGTGGATGTGACTCCGGTTCAACGCTCAATCCAGAATCTGATCGATCAGAATGAGACCAGCCCCGCTTATGATAAAGATTTGGCTACGAATCTAACTACTTGGCAATCAAATCTTAGCCGAGAAGGTGTAGACCTTTCCTATCCATCAATCAAGCAGTCCATCAGTCAGATGGAAAGCAAGATTGCAGACCTGGAAGCCAGCGGAAATACCAATTTGGCTCGTCAACTCAGGGGAGTGAAGGGTCATCTCGACCTTCAGGCGGAGAACTATGCAAAGCAGGTTCTGGCTGGTCGTCCAGAAGATTTACAACTCATCGGAGATGCAGATCAGTTTTATAAGAAGAATGTAGTTCCTTATTCCGATCCGGATACGGGTATCGGAGATATCGCTCGTGGAATAGACGCCGACAAGGCTGTCAGGCCCTTCTTCACTGAACAGAGTCCTGATCAGTTCAATCGGATGTTCAATCTACTGGATGAACGAGGCAAGGCAGCGGTTCGGGCAGAAATGGTTGGTAGGACTGAAGATGCGGCTAGCCGTATGAAGAACTTCCAAGACATCAATCTACCCAGCTTCGCTCGTTATCTGGAAAATCGCTCAGATCAGATTAATACTGCGTACGGAGATGATACGAGTCTTCCAGGATTGGCTCATCTGATCCGTAACACTCCACGAGCCGGATATCAGTCCAAATTGGAGAGCTTGTTTGGCATGAACAATGTAGGTGGTGGGGTTGCGAAGATGGCCATGGGTGGTCTCGGAGCATTGGGTGGTTCAGTAGCAGGCCCTGGAGGCAGCCTAGGTGGAGCGATGTTAGGTTATGGGGCGGAGCCAGCCATGGAGGCCGGAATCAACCGGTTCATCGGTTCTGAACTGATTAATCCGACCCTGAGCAAGTATATTGATCCTTCTATCCGATTGGATCAATATGGTCTGGAGCTTCAACCCACTCCGATTGAACAGCCACCTGTCTCTGGGCTTCAGGATATCAATGCAAATCGCGCTGCTCGTGAAGCGCATTATGCAAAGATTGGTAATCCAGCCGCATATGAGAGTCCAGCCGGTCCTGGTGGTCAGAATGGTTTGGTCGGTCCTCTCGGTCGAAGCCTTGAGGGTCAGCCGGTCAACTACGGTCCCGATAGTCCTAACCCTCGTCCGATGCCCTATACGGCACCGAAGGGAGAGCTTGGTGCTCCCAGTCTGGCCCCTCAGCCCCGTAGTCTCGGAGCCGGAGGTCAACCCTCAGCCAGCCTGACCGAAGCGTTTGAACCCCCCACTCCGAATCCTCAGTTCACCATGCAGGGACGGGCTGGAGAGGGTTATGCTGACCCATACGCTCGGTTGAAACAGCTTCAAGCTAATGCTGTGGCTACTTCAGGGGATGTCCGCACCGCTCAGGATAATTATATCAATTCCGTCTTAGCGGATCGCCAACTCGCAAACCAAGTCAAGCAGGCTCAAACGGCTGTCCAGACAGCGTTTGATAAGTCAGGTGGCACTAATCCTTACGGATGGGAAGATATTGAAAAAGGTGATCAGTTTGGGGCAACCAATCCTCAGACCGGAGCTTACGTGAGCCCACGTACTCGGCTCGGGGCTCCTCCTTTCGCTGGGACGACTACTCAGGATAGAGCGTGGATCAAGCAACTAAATGCCGCACCATGGGAGCAACAGCAAGAGGTCCGTAACCCCACTCCAGACGAAATGCGTGAAGTAGCGACTCGTATGGAAAATTATATCGGATGGTTGAAAAATCCGAATCGTAATGAAATGCCCACCATTGTGGACCCAACCCATCCACTACTCTATCGGCCCCTAACCGAAGCCGAATTACCGTCAGAAATATCTACATTATCCTCTCTCAGAGATCAGATATTCGATTATGCGACTAAAGTGGAAAAGGGGCAAAATCCCCCGGTTCCGGTGCAGATGGATTTGATAAATAGATTAGCAGATGCATCTGGTAGATTGAAGGATTTGACCCAACTCGCCGCAGATACGGCGAATAGTCCAATCAATACCGAGTCTTTGGCAAATGAAGTAGCGGATGCGAAGGCCGCACAGGCGAAAGCTTTCTCCGATTTGGTTCAAGCAGGGCCAAATCAGCGCCAACCCGTTCCGGCAAATAATCCGAGTAAGGTAATTCCTACCCAATCCCTAACCGCTCCATTCACCGGCGAAGGCAGTAGCATTAATAATCCCCGTGGTATCCAGACCGCTACGAGAGGCATCGTTCCGCAGCAGAGCCTCAGCAGCATGGCGGAGCCCTATCAGATCCCCCAGAGCGGCACCGGCCTCAGCAGCTTCGATCAGGAGGGCAATAAGTCTGTCGGCGCGGCGGAAAGACCAAAACATAATCAGATGCCTGGGGCGGCTTCGGAGTTGGATCGGTTGATGGCTCAGTTACGAGCCAAACAGGCTGGTACGATTCAGGGTCAACCACCCGCATCCGATGAAGAAGCGATGCGAACGTTCAATACGGTTAACGCCGATATGGAAAATCCACTCCAGAAGGCCGCGAGGCAACTGGCTGAAGCACAGGAAATCATGCGGACTACTGGAATCCAGGCAGCAGATGCGGCTAGGGAGCAGGCAGTCAGAGAACTGAATAGGGGGCTGGTCGCACCAACTCCTCCAAACAGTCAATTTACCCAACCGCATCAGGCCATTCCGACGACTCCAGACTCTACCTCTAGTCAAATCAAGCAGTTGGGGCAGCAGATGGGTATCATCCCTCCCGAGCCAGAAGGTAACCCACAGTCTCATACTCTCGGAACCGCAGCCGGAAGTCTAGAGGAGCAGATGATGAATCTTCAGCGAAACAGTGCCGCAGCCGAAGCCGCCGCAAGGGCGAAAGCTCCGGGTGGGGTGCTGGAAGGACCTAACCAGAATCGCTATTATGGACTCTCAGGACTTGATCCCAGCGTCCCCGTTACTTTGAGCCAGAATGAAATCAACCCTCTGACAGGCAAACAGATCGTTAAGGGAGGTCGTCCACCTCTAACCCAAGCAGAGATTGACGAAGCGGCCAGGGCGGAAGAGATCAAGCGTCCAGGTTTAGCCCAAACGGTCTGGGACGGTACATTCGACTTTGGCCAGTCCCAAGAGAAGACTCCTACCACTGCTCCGAAGCCAGCCACGAATGCCCCGATCACCGAGGCAAGTTTACGTAACTCCGCCCTTCAGGATTACATGAAGGAAACAGCAGCGAAGAGGCTCGACTACAACAACCAGATTGCTAATGCTCAGAAACTCAACGCTACATCGGAGCAGTTACGAAAGATGAAGATTGAGTTTGATGATCACATCCAGAAGCGTGTAAATGTGGCAACTGAAGCTATGCCACTGCTTCGTAAACAAAGATGGGAAGATTTTGATGAACTGTGGGGGAGTAGACCATAATGGGATTTTTAGCCAATCAACTTTCCGAACAGACCAGCATGAACACACCACAACTTCATGCTCATGCGGACAACATGATGACTATGGCCAACCAAGCTCGCTTGACTGGGCAGCCCCATCTGGGCTTGATTAGCATGGCCAACCTTACGCATCAGGTGGCGCTGGCTAAATCAGACTTCAGTAGTCCGGAATCCAATCTGACGAGCCCAATCCATGAGCGAGTCACACCCCATCTGATTAAAACCAAGATCCATACAGGGATCAGTAGCCCTGGAATGCAACTGGGAATGGGAATGGGGTTTCAGAATCCAAATCAAGCCCCCTCCTCAGATATCGTAGGAGGAGGGCAATCTGCTCTCAGTAGTTTATAAGCGGCGTGAGATGTTAAAATGGGTCGAAAGAGAAGAAAACAAATCCAACGTTTGGGTATTAATAAGGAACTGGATCATGACTGAAAAGCAAGGAATCATTTGGGATAAGAGCGTTAACCTATCGCATCTGCTGTACGCGATGGTTATCGCCGGAGGGGCGCTCGTCTGGTATTCTAATCTCCAGTCAGTTATCGCGGTTCATTCCAACCAGATTCAATCCTTACAGAAAACTGAAGAGGATGAGGCGGCCCGTTCGACCCGAATCGAATCAAAATTGGATCAAATTCTCTTAACGCTGGCTGGCGAAAAAAGGGAGAAATAAGCTATCTTCAGATTTACATAAAAATGCGATTTCGAGACTGAATCGAAATCGCATTTAGTCGTCATCCGCTGGAGAGGCTTGACACTGTATTAATACCCTGAATCCCCAGGTTGGTGAGGCCCCGTATAAATAAAATTACCATGTTGAGTCGCCACGGGTTTGATTTCAGCAAGCGCCTCAGAAGTTAAGAAAAGTGCCGAATGGACGGATAGGCCAAACTTCCGGAGGAACAGTTCTGAGCCCTCCGGAGAGGAAGCTAATACAACAAGAAGTTGCCTCAACTGCTCTATCTGCTGGAGTAAAGTTTCTGCTTCCTGACGGTTCATAGACGAGTCACAACCCGATGTGAAATTAGCTTACCACCGATTCGCTTTTGGCACAACTGGATAGCTGCGAAGGTATCAAAATCATCGCATGAAAAGATGTTTACGAATACCTTATTAAGCCTATCCAGCCAATGCGTGGTCATGCTAGAGTGCTCCAAGAACAGCACCGCCGAAAGTCCGTCGCACTTAGGATCAGGTTCGGCATTTTCGTCAGAAGGGCTTCCCCACAGATGGAACGGACCCGCCGCCATATGGATTGAGGCCACAACCTCTCTGCTGAACTGTTCGATGAACTTTGGATCGAACTTGGCATCCGGAACATCCTCGAAATCGAGTATTAGTTCAATTCCGTACGAACTCTTGTCTTGATTCACTTTTGAGTCATTGTTTTGCATTAGACGGCCCCCACCCTGACGTTATTCTTGATTCGTTTCAGCTTACGCATAAGGTTCCGATCTGTGCTGAACAATTCCATCTGATGGAGTTCCTGCTCGGTATTTGCGTTCATCAGCTTCTCTTCGGCTGGTTTCAGGCTCACCCTATACCAGGGATGGTGCTTCCGACCTCTGGTTTCAATCTCAACGTAAGTTGTGCCCGCTACTTCGTGCCTTATCATGCTTTCTCCTTCGGAAATTGTCCGAGACATATTTTAATACCGACTCCTACGACTTCTCCCGTGTTCCGATTGAAGCGAGTATCCACCTGTAATTGGGTCATCCCACCAGGAAAACTCATTCCCAGCAGTTGTAATTCTTCCAAGTGTTCGCTGATCCATTGCCTGACCGGTGTGACCCGCTCTGACGTTTCGATCAGTTCTTTATACGCATCCATCATATACCTCTCCGTTTTTCGGGAAGACTCAGATAAGCAGCAGATATTTCCCTAATCTGCTGAGCCATATCTGCTGGGTAGTATCCGTAAATATTGCGAATCTTCCGATCCACTGCGGCAGAGGATGAGCAAAACTCCCGTAATCCTTCTTCAGGACGATAAAACCGAACTCTTCCTTGGCTGAGGCAAAACCCAAGTCGATGCATTTCTTTGATTACCGTTTCAGCGCAGATGTACCAATTCGAGACGCTTGGTTTTTGATGAAGCCGATGAAACGAGGCTGGAGCCATATTGCGAATCCACTCGGTCATCTGATCGTAATCAATCTCAGTCATCTGAGGAGTAATGAGTTCACGTAAGCGAACCAGACGATACGTTTGCTCAGCCTTAGTCTTCGTCCAGCAGATATCTCCAGGACGACTCAGTTCTTCATACACGGTGAGTGAATGCCACGTTTCAGCGTCCATCAGAGCATCCGGAACGGGGTCTAGGGGGCGATCTGGGTCAAGATCCCAGTAGGAGTCCCAAACCATCGGACGGCCATTACTGCGAGGCTTCGGAGGGGTCTTTGACTGTTTGATCCCTTTATGCGCTCTATCCCAGGCTCGGTGGTAGGCGCGGACTTCCTCTGGATTAGACCAATCCGTCACCGCATTCTCTCCTTTGCTTCAGCCTTGGTCAGATTTGGAATCGCAGCCATCAGATAGGAGACAGCTTCTGAATGCTTCATTTCCGATGCGGTTTCGTAGATATCTCCGAGGCAACAGAGTGCATCCAAAATAGTCGCATACTGAGCCTTGGTCAGACGAGGACGACGATCTGATTCGTGCCGAAGAATACGATCTAATGTATCATTTACTTCTTCGAAACGCTTCATTTCTTCCCCTCAGAAAAAGTGATACGAACACTGATACCCAGTGTAGGATCATTAAGAACATATTCCTTGAAATTAGAGCGACTCTGAGCAGCTTTCTGATATGACTCCAACTCTTTCGGAGTAATGAAGCTGAGTAGAATCTGCTCAGCCAATCTGTGGCTCGTTTCTTCTCTCCCAGGAAATCGGATAGGTTCAGCCTGGAGCTTCATGATATCGGTGCCGCTCATAGCTTCTCGTAGCTGGGGGGAGGGCCAGCCATTTTGCTGTCCCCAAGTTGTGGCTCCCAGAGCGGCTGACATGCTTTGAGCAGCGGCCTGCTTCTGAGCCTCGGTCATAGGGGACTTCTGATCAGCCGGTAGTTGGTGTGCTCGGCATAGGATTTCATACACCTTGTCCTGGCACCATCCATCACGTTCGTCCATTGCCATTTTCAACAGACGATGAAGCTCTTCCCAGAAAAAAGTTTCGAGTTTAGTTCGCATATTACCTCACTACTAATGGATTGGGTAGCGGAAAATGAATCTATTATTATTATTTCTCAGCGTACATAGGTGAGGCCGGAACCACGACGAACCGGCCTCTTTCGCATTTACTCAGGGAGAGTTGGTGCTACTATATAATACTCGATATTTCCGAAAATAAGACGAGCCTAACATTTTCAGTTAGGCTCGAATGAGTTTGAAGCAGATTGCATTCCGTAGAAAGATCGCACGGATCGGGCCGCAGCCCTTTCACACTATTATAGTGGATATTTCAGATTTTACTGCACATAAAAATATGCGGGAGACGACCTCCCGCATATCCAAACCAGACCATGCTTCCGTTCAGAATTAAGAGCAATCCTTCAGAACGGCGGAGTCACCACCGGTTTGACTCTTACGTTTCGCCCTCGCTCTACGCTGAAGTTCAGCATATCGCTCAGGATTATCTTTCTGCCATTTTCGCGTACGTGCTGCCGCTTCGGACTTATGGGCGTCAGTGTATTCTTTCACACACTCTCTACATGTATGATTCAAGCTATCAGTGTAGCTCTTACACTTGCAAAAAGCAGTATTGGGTAGGGCTCTGTGGCACCGATTACACTGTTTCATTCTGTTTCCTCATCCAGGGCTCGGTGATACTGGTCTTCGAGTTTCTGCCACTTGGCCTTAGCTCTTCGGTATTCCAGGTCTTGGCTGACTCTACCTTCGATAGTTGAACTGATATTATGAAGCGCCAGAGCCATACAGTGCTCGTAAGCTTGCTCTTTCTGTTTGGCTAGTCCCAGGATATCTACTGGGTCTGCTTTTTCCTTCTGCGTTCCAGGGATTTGCTGATACGTATGCTCACTGGTAAGCTGCCAGCAGGCTATCGTATGTTCGGTTTCAACACATAGCGTATCTTCTGTTTGAGTGATTCTGAGGGGTTGGTCGGACATTTCGTGCTCCTATATATAATACTCTGTAGTTGAAATGTTTTAAATAATTATTTTGCTAGGCAAAACTTGCCTTACGAAGTTAGGACGCATATCGGTTGAGTCAACTCACGCATGAGTCCTCCGCACTAAGATTTTCTTCGGGCAAAAAAAGAGGGCACCCATTTCTGAGTGCCCTCGACTCAGGTTAGTTTAGTCCATCCGCTTCCACTCGTCCATCCGGCAGTAGAGGAGGTTCTCAATGAGAGTTAACTCCTCTTCTTTGAGGACTTTCCGGATCTTGGCGCGGTTCTGGGGGCGGTCGAGCTTCTGGAGGAGGGTGGCGAGTTCTCCGGCGTGCTGGGTGGCGGCGATGTTGAAGTTGTGCATGTCTGACTCCTGTTTGGCGGGGGTTTCCCGCTCTATAATTATAATACTCGACTTCCCTATGGGGTGATAAAATATTTTATCCGTCTTTCTGCAATTGTTACATACTCTGGACTTAACTCGATCCCCACCACCTCATCCCAGCCAGCCTGGATAGCGCCAACCATCTCCGACCCAGCCCCACTGTAGGGCACGAGTATGCGTCGAGGGGTGTCACGTTTGGGTGGCAGGAGTAGGGTAGCCAGATAAGTGGTGAGACTAATGGGCTTTAGAGTTGGGTGGTTGTTATGTGCCTGATGTGGGACGCTTGGGTCATGATTTACGCTATCTAACGTCTGCATCGGAGCGGCCTGCATCCCAGCCTCTCGTTCCCTCGTGCTGACTTTGGCGGAGTAGAAATATCGACTCCAGGGCTGGTCAAAGCTCTCGTTCAAAATCAGGTTGGCTGGCCAGCGACCTAACTGGGAAGGCTCCCATAACTCATCTTTTTCTCGATACCCAAATGCCTCGGTTCGGGGAGATTTTGAGTAGGGTTGAGACCGTAGCTCAGATGTCCAGCGTTTCCCATCTGCCGCCAGTCCTGGCAGGCAGATACCTGGAGTCCTGACTCCTCCTTGGCGCTTATCAGTAGTCGGAATCCGACTCCCATCTATATTTATACCCGCCACCCCATATTGAGATGCGTTCTCAGCGTAGGTGCCGTGAGTAGGCCGCATGGCCAGACAGATGGGTTCCCACGCAGGCTTAAGGGCTGTCCCGTAGCCATTGCCAAGATTATGGCTCTTCGGAAAGCCACTTCCGTAAATCCACATGAGGCAATCCCGTATCAGAAAGCCCCCATCTTCAATATTGCAAATGAGTCGATGGTGAGTCCGGGTGCCTCCGAAAGCCAGCAGATGCCCCCCAGGTCTAAGGACTCTAAGACATTCCGCCCATACGGCGGAACTCGGAACTCCCTTATCCCATTCCTTTCCCATGAAACTGATGCCATATGGGGGGTCTGAGAGCACCGCGTCGAAGCTATCAGAATCAAGTAGTGCGAGTTGCTCCAGGCAGTCTCCGGTGATTATTTTTCCGGTCATTTGGTCTCCTCTGGGCTATCCACATAGGCTAAGCCCCCTTCTAAGTCTTGCTCATAGTAGTAGTCTTCGTTCATCGGAAACTCTCCTCAGTAGGTTTTGGCATCTCAGGCTTCGGGGCTATGGGTAGGGATATGATTACCGGCTCCCATCCCTTACCCTTTTGGTGCCAGATTTGGCCTTGCTCGTCCAGGACGTAGAGTTCCTTTCCTGGGGTGGTAAATTGGAATTGAATTATTTTAGTCATGGTGTTTCTCCTCGTAGGACCGGTCAAACTTTCTAAATGCTGTAATGTAGTTATCTGGGTCAAATCCTTCTCGGGCCGCATAGACCCTCAGCAAAGAGTTTAGCACCCAATCAAGTTGGCTATCAGGAAATTGAACCCACGCCATCTGAGACTGAGGGTTCTGACCAACGATGGTGACCAAATTGTCCCTCTCCGTGATACCCATGTCAACTTCTCCTGGGTCGAGAGGACGCCATTCGTGTAAGATACTTGAAACCATTTTTGCTCCTTGAGCATTAGGGCTGCTTAGGGCAGCGAGTCCTTATTCCATGCCTCGTTTTGAATCCCCCTGCACCCATCCGGCAGCGGGAGACATGCCGGTCAGCCTATCCAGCATTGGCATCCCATATTGGGCAATAAATGCCTCTTGTTCCAGGTTGGTTGTCCAGATGGTAGGCAGATTATGCTCATAGCGGTAGTTAACCACTGAGTCCAGAATCTGGTTCGTATAGGAGTCAATGCTGCCTCGCTCTCGACCAAGGTCATCCAGCACCAGCAGTGGTGAGTCCTTCAATGTTTGGACGGCGAATGGATATACTCCCTTAATAGGAGTTCCAAATCGATTAGCATCCTGATGAGCCAGCGCACAATCCGGCCAGTAAATCCAGTCAAAACGCTTAGGATTAAAATAACCGGTTTCTTCCAGAGTAGCTATTTCTTTACCATCGGCCTGACCAACCAAGTAGTCATAGCGAATCTCATTAATATGACGGAGCCACCATGCAATCGCACAGGATTTACCAACCCCCGCTGACCCCATCATACCAAACCCACGAAGCTTATCAGTTGGTAGAGCCTCATATATCCGGGGGTCAATCTGCTCTTTTTTACTAGCTATTAATCTAGGAGTGAGTCCACACTCTACTAGTAGTTTATCAATTACTTCAGTTTTGTTTTGCATTATTTGCCCCCTAGACGGCTCATGAGTTGTGATTTGCCTTCTTCGTTTACCTTTGCCAACTTATCAGGTTTACCATTAGCGGTTTTCAAGGCCCTGTAGCGTCCTTCTTTCAACCATGTGGCAATGCATGGCATAAACTTGACCGTATCCTGATGCTCAGCTTGCTTCTTAGCTTCAATCAGTG